CTCATACTCAACATAACGTTTTTTGTACTTGTTACTTACTTGATAAGTTTTTCCTATTTCTATATTCATTATTTGTCGTCCCTAAATCTTACGAATCTTGGGAATCTTAAACTGTATGAGCCGTCCTGATTTTGAGATACTGCATCACATAATACTTCAGCAGTCTCTCCAATAACATCATCAGATGCTGAGTAGAACTCGTCACGTTGTTCGTCTGAGAATCCAGATCCAACATTTACTTTAATTAGTTTGCCATCGTCTGTCCCTTGACAAACTAATGCACCCAATCTACCTTCATTTCTTCCTGTACCCTCTTCGATAGCAATGACTTCTAAGTCTACAGTAATAGTAGGCTTCCATTTCATCCAAAAGAGATTACGTTTGCACTCATATGGTGCCTCTAACTCTTTGATCATAATGCCCTCGAACCCTGCATTGACCATATCGTTAGAGTATGTTTTAATTTGTTGCTTGCCTTCATCAGTGTCTAAGTCAACAATGATATGAGACATAGTTTCTAGTGAAGCAAGTTCATCAAAAAGAGGAACTAAGTTGTTCATTGCAGTAATACGTTTTCTGAATTGTGCATTACAATGTCCACGTTGAAAGTCTGCTAGTGGCATGACATCGAATACATGAAATACTGTATCATCAGCCTTAGCATCAGTTTTTCTACGTGCTTGTTTCATTAACTCATTGAATGATGCTCCGACAACTTCACCATCGAATACAAAACCCTTAGTGCAATTGCCGATATCTTTGCCTAACAAAGTAATTATTTTTCTTACATTAGCGGTTACTTGATCTTCAATGTGTGTGAAGTTCTCAAAGACTTTTCCGTTACGACTGTAACATGTTGCGACTGGCTCAGGATGATCATACATACCTGGCTCAAACGATACTACCATTAGAACTCTAACGCCATCTAATTTAGGCTCAAGTCTCTTAGTGCCTGACATTTCAGGTCTGCCATCTCCGTTAGTAGCAAGTTGACATTTAAAAACTGGTACTTCGTAGTCAGTTTTCTTACAAACTTTGTTGATTGTAGCAACTGAAAAGCCTGCTCGTAAATCTCTACGAATGACTGGAGCACAAAAGTTGTTCCATTCATCACTAGAAAATTGTAGAGACATCTTTGCTACTGCATCAATGGCATCATTACCAGTCAACTTACGTTCTTTAAGTTGTTCTAGTAATTCAATAAACTCATTCCAAGGATTAGCATATTCTCTATCTGATTCCTGATTGTCAGAAATCTTTCTGACTCCAAATGTAACATATGGATTGTAACACATGCCAGCAAGTTTAAGGAACGTATCTGCATTCTCACTGCCCAATGTGGCAGCCTCTAATGCTTGGGTCAAAACATCTTGCTTATGAAGTTTTGAATTTGATTCGTTAAGTTTGTGTATCCAACTTGCACTCATATGTGTCTCCTAAATATACTATTATTATACAGCCAAACAGTTTTAATGTCAACCCCTAGATTGATTAAAAGCCACAACTGCTTGGTCCCACCATACAGATAGTTGCGTGACTGATGCACTCACAACGTCTCCAACAGCGCCTGCTCCGCCGTACATAAATGTACAAACTAGATATCCTACGACAAAGCCTATTGCTAGATTTTTCATTTTTCCTCCATTACTTTAACACGATTCAACTGGGTGGTCACTAGTCCATCATCGTCAGTGCGATGACCTTTGACTGTGCCCTTAATTCTAAGTTCAGTGTCTACTGCTGGATGCAAAGTAGAAGAGGCAAAAAACACCACGTTACCAGTGCTAGTCTTAGCAGTGATAAAGTAGCAATTATACCTATGTGACAGAATGGTTCTAAGGATAGTAACATCCAACTCTACTCTGTCTTTGATTTTACCGATAGCCGTAGAAGTTTTAGTCTCCTCAGCAATTCGGTCCTCTTGACCTTTTTTAACGATAGCACGGTCATATGCTTTTGGAAGACTTGCGATCATACCGAAATCACTTGAACTGGTGATCATGTCTTTGTCTGCTAATGCCATAGCAGACCTATCAAAATCTGACATCCAACCACCTTGCAACATTTTAAATGTCAAGGCTTTGTAATGTTGGCGAACTTGAACACCAAGATTCTTGGTAGTGGCATCAACACCCTTAAGGTTGTTTTGCAGAAGTTCCAACATAATGTCACGGTTGGATTTTACTTTGTCAGAACCCTCATGTGCCTTCACATAAGTCTTGCCGTTGAGCAAGTATGCTTTAGCAGAAGCCGCCCAAACATCGTTGGCTGAATATTCAATTTGATTCCTACGCATAGTTCTCATTCCTTATGCACTCCAGTATGATTCTGAAAGAGTTGACATGTAGTGAGGAGTATTGATTCCCTCAGTTACAGTGATTTTTTTACCAGTACCTGGGCAGATGCCAGTCTTAGTAATCATTGGTTCAACATAATCTTCAACAGCAACAATCGTGTAAGATGATGCAAATTGCTTATGCACCATATTAAAGTGTGCTTCAGTAGCATCACGGTATGCATTATGCATGTTAGCATGATACTCAGGTAGACCATTTGCTACACATTCAGCAACTTGATCATAAGCCTTTTGATAATACTTAACAGTACGAGTGATACCTGCTTTAGCGGCACCTACTGTCTTGTACTGAGTAGAAGCATAACTTCTTTTGTTAGGCTCTCTGTGGATTGCTTGATTAGTGTTGTCGATGATTAAGTACATATTGTTCCCTTGTTTGTTCATAATATACATATATTATACGCAAAATTGTACCCAATGTCAAGCCTTTTTACCCATTATTTTCACTTTTTTACCACAATAATATCAATGACTTACTCAGTATCATCGTTTCTAATGACCCGTAAAAACGGTTTTTGACGTACAGTAGGGGTCTCAACTGGCTGTGGTTCTATATATTCAGCACCCTCCACCTTTGGTTTAACTGACTCATTCAAGTGATTAACCATCTGTGCTAACATAAAGACGATATCATCTTTATCTTCTTGCTCATCTAGTGTCTCTAGCCAAGTTTCTAGTTCTTCAACTCCACCGTTAAACAACAACTGGGCACACCATTTAATGTTGGCTTCATATCTACCTTCTTTCCATATACTCATTAGTGATTCCTCCCACCGTCAAATACACATACAAAATATAATCCATAGTGTCCTGTATTGTAGACTCTATGAAATTCTCCATCTTCGATACAAACAACATCACCTGAACTGACTGAAAATCTTTCCCCGTCAATCTCCATATCACCGGACCCTTCTATAAAGAAGTAAACTTCTTCTTGTCCTGCATGAGTGTGACCGTTTGTTGATTGATTTGCTCTTAGCATTGTGCTACTAAGAACTAAGTTCTTACCAAATGCATTATCTTTTAATACATATTGAGCATTGTCTTTAATTGTTTTTCCACCTACGTTCCGTATATTAACTCTGTCCATTATTCATACTCCGGATTGTATTGTTCATATTGACCTGTATACCAATGTTTAATAATTTTTTCTGCTGGCTTGCCTCTGACTGATTGTGAGATATTTGGGAAGCCTTCAACTCCACATGAACCAAATACTCTTCCGCAATCTGCGCCATATTGATTTTCATCAGGTATCAGTGTGTCTGATAACCAATATGCGGTACTTGCTGTAGTCCCTTTTGTTTCAAACCAAGGTTGAGTATCTATTGCTCTAAGTAAACCTTCAACAAAGATTGCTTGTGCTGAAAAATCAGTTGGTACATAATACTGCATACACTCGTCATAGTATCTGTCTTTGTATGTTCCTTGAGTACAGAATCCATCTTCTACCCAACCTCTACTTAAAAACATTTTATGACTTTGAGCAAACAGATTCCATATAATTGGGGGAAGATCGTATGTAGTATACTGCCAACAAGGTTGTTGATTATTGCATGTCCATGATTGATACATGTTATCAATGTATTCACCAGCCCTATATTCTATAAATTCTACAGTAGCATCTTCTTCCTCACCGATATCCATAATGTTAGGGAAGTTACCAATGACACCGTCAACTTCGTTAAACAAACGTGAGTCATTCCATACAACTCCTTCTCCTATATAGACTTCACCGTCGAACCTACCTTGGACTTGAGAAATAATTGAACCCATTCGTTCTGCATAATAACTTCTAAGGTCATCACGTTCATATTGATCATACTCACCCTCTAGTCCACAAAAACAAATCCACATTGCACTCCAGTCAGCAGACATAGATCCAACACCTAATTGATTTAATCTATCTGCTTCCCATAGTATGTGTTCTTCATGTGAGTCTAAGATTCTTTTTAAAAGAGGCTTATCTACATAAACCATACCATCAAAAGGAAACAATGGATTGTTATCGTCATCTAATGCTAAAAACTGCCATGCATAATGCATAGTCATACCTAATTCTTGTGCGGTCTCAGCAATAAATTCAATAGTCCAATCTGCTATATGTTTACGGTTGTGATTTATTTCCCATGTTTCTGCTTGATGATCTTTCCAATAACCAAAGTTGTATACCCATGCTGTTTCTACACCGTTTTCTTTTAACTGACGTAGTGTTGTTCGATACATCAACTTAGTATATTCTACTCTAGTACAATCAGATATCCAACTAGCACCTCTACCCTTGTAGTTGTCATATATCCATTCTACACCATAGTCTTTAAAACCAATTGCTTTAAGATGATCAGGACCAAAAGAGTTTGATGGCATGGGTAAATCAAAGTCACCCATATATGATTTTTTGATTTTTGCACTATGAGGATTGACACAAGATCCTTCACTATCGTTATCACTAACAGTTATCTGTACACTTGCTGTTGCACCTGAGCAGTTCAGAGAGTACGTGTAATCGCCATAGTTATTTAATGTGAAGTTCTCACTACCACTTAAAGACTTAGTGCCAGACCAAGAGCCTGATGCTGTACATGAATCTGCGTTTGAACTATTCCAAGTTAATGTAAAACTATCACCTGATACAAGACTAGTCTTGTCTGCGGCCATTGATGCTGTAGGGCTAGGAGTGTTACCACCTGTGTTACCACCTCCAGATACAGTACCTGAAATGATAGCACCCGCAACATCTTTACCGCCCCCACCACCGCCACCGCAGGCTGTGAGAATTGCTAGTAAGGGAATGAGTGTGATATGTCGATAAAATGTCATTCTGTGTACCTATATGTGTCAAGTGTTTATATAGTATACACGAATTCGGTACCCAATGTCAATAGAAAAATGCCCAAATCTTACGAAATGGGCATTTCTGTTTTACTGAGTTTTCTCTGAGGAACTGTAATTAACTAAATGCTAATTTGACCAATTGCGTGTACCATGATCCAAGTAGTTGTTACGAATAACATTACTTCACCAAAAGTCTCGCAATTAGGACAGTATTGCTTCATGCTAAAGAGTTTTTTCAATGTTGTCTCCGTGTGTGTATTGCAAAGGACGTAGTTTTAATTACTCATCTAAAAAAGGTTTTTAGAAATGCGTAAAAAATACTACTATGTAGGACCCTCCTACAATGACTATTTATGCCTTATATTTACTTTTGCTACTTTTTGTAACGTCTATAAAAATGTGGTGACCTTACACTTTTATGTACGAACAAATGTCATACATGAACACAAAAGAGCATGTTCATTTATTAACCTCTTTCCAAAGTGTCATACTTTGTCATACTTGGGATTCTAAATATTCTCTTAAATTACCATGCAATGTGATCATCATTGCTGTCTTATGTTCGTAAACTCTGATAAAAGGTTCTCCCTTTTTACCTCTTATTTTGTGGACACCAAGGTAATATGGGCATTCGATCTTTTTAATTATTTCTTGTATAAATGCTTCTGGAGCAATGATTCTTTTTTTGTGCATTGACTTGGGATTAAGTCCTAACTCAAAATCATAGTATGTAAGTTTTGCTAACTCAAATAATTTGAGTCCTTCATCACTAAGTCGTAAGCCTTGTCCACCTCTACCTGTCAGCCACATTTTAAATACGATATCGCCTATGGGCATACTAGCCGGTACTATACCTTCGGGTAGTTCTTTAAGAATGGCTTCAGTAATTTTTTCTTTGTTTTTAGGAAATTTCATCCGGATATACTGTACGTCCGGCGTTTAAGAATACTACAGTAAATTTGTCCGTTTTAAATTGTGCATTTAATTTTCTGCATAAGTTTCTTGCATGGCCCGGATTAGAAAAACTTGTCTTTTTATATTTCGGAGCCGCATCACCATTTAAGTAATGTGATGATTTTAGGTTGATAGGCTGGTCATCGTAGTATACTGCCCAAATGCCAGATGCTTCGATAATCTGATCGCATTTGTATGTATCTTTATCAACGTATTCCAGGATGACGTGTGGTTGGCTTCTACTCACTTGAAAGAGCCGCCTTTAACTTGTACATCAATTGTTTCTTCATTGTCTTTTTCCTTTTTTAAATCATGCAAATCTGATAACAACATAACTAGTTCGTCTCGTAAACCCCTGGCGTGATCGATAGAAAGAACAACTGTATTTGATTTCTTGCTCTCTCCTAACGACACCTTGTTCACAAAATCTTTTATGTGTAACATAATATGCTTATATATTTATCAGATTTTTTGCTTCTTCTCTAGTTTTAAACGGTCCTTGATACGGATATCGTTGAATAAAGATATATTTTGGGCAAAATATTACTTGATCAATACCGTTGTGTTCAACTACAAAGTACCCTGCGGCATGGAAGCATTTTGATTTCTTAGTCTTTGTAAAGACATGAAGACCTCGTTTAACATCATACACAGAGTTATATGTCCTTGCTGTAGTAGGATACTCTGGGTAAGGTGTATCTACTTTAGCAGTAGATTCTTTAGGTGCTATGAATTTAATATTTGTTTTCTTTTGAATCTTTTTGATAGACTCAAATTCAAATACATCATTTTGTAAAGTTACGTTGAATGTTCCTACGTTGTTTGCACAAACATTACCTACTTTACGTTCACCGTCTGTTAAAATCCAAAACTCATCATCTTTGATAGGCTTTGCTGTTAGTTCTACATCTAATATCATTTTTTCTCCGTTAAGTTCATATACGTAAATTTTGTTTTCAGTTTTAACCATTTGCTAGTTTCCCAGTATATGGTGTGTTCAACCATTTAGAATACACATCAGCCTGATCACTGATTCTGTTAAGTTCATACTTACCACAGAATCTCATAAAGTGTACACCAACTTGTGCAACATTATCTTTATTAACACCGTTCTTTACAACATCATCAGTAGCATTTCTAAACTCTAATGGTTGTGCTGTAAGATCGATCAATGTACGATTACGTTCATAATCATCACGTACCCTGTGTTCGATTTCATTGTGATCAGTCCAACGTTGTAACATGATGTTATTCCAGTTGAAACCACCTTTGTCTTTATCAGCATATGCTTCTATTAGACCTGTCTTGTTCTTAGTACCCTTCTTACGTACACCTGGATATGCACTGAATACATTATCACTAGTGTCACCACGCATACACTTCTCAAACAATAGATACTGAGGGTCTTCTAATGTCTTATGCTCCTGAGTCTTTTTGTCAATGACTGGTCTGCCTCTATCATCAAAGTACCCGTCAATCGTAATCAACTGTTTGTTGACACCATTGTACATATGAACAGACTCTGATAGCAACTGTAAATAGTCAGTATCAGTAGAAATAATGATATGTTCATCATCAGGGTGTAGTGCGGCAAAACGTGCTATGCAATCATCAGCCTCAGCATTCGGATCACGTAAGACTGTTACATTAGTTTTCTCAATTAAGAATGTAGTCAATGCTTGATAAGTCTCCCAGAACATTTCACTTTCTTCAATCTCTGCTTCAGTCAAGTCTTGTTCTTTTACTTTGCGATTGGCTTTGTATGGAGTATAAAACTCTTTACGCCATGAACGACCTTCTAAACAAAAGACTACATGATCAACGCCATAGTTACGAACTGCTTGATTGACCGACCCTAGAGTCAGATGCAGAGCCATACCTATCTTTTCCCATGTATCTGCATTGCGTGATGCAACATGCTTTGCACGGAAGAAAGCATTCATTGTGTCTATGAGGGCGTATTTCATTTAAAGTCTCTTATTTATCATTTAATAAGATACTATTATACGCAATAACTACGCAT